TCCGATCGCCCGAAGAGCTGGCGGCGATCAGGCAGAAGCGGGAGCAGCAAGAACAGGCTGCGGCAATGGCGCAACAGGCCGACACGGCGCAGAAACTCAGTGCCGGTGCCAAGACGCTCTCCGAAACGCCAGTGAGGGGCGGAGGCGGAGGCGGAGGCGCGACGAACGCGCTGGAAGCAATGATGCAGGGTGGCGGCGGTGGATAATGCAGCGGATCGGAAGAAAATCAGAGAAGCTGAGAAGCAAGCGAAGAGGATCGAGCAACAGCGCGCCGGAGTCATCCGGCAAATCATGGGAACTACCTATGGACGAGAATGGATCTGGGCCAAGCTGGAAGGAGCCCACATTTTCCAGTCAAGTTTCGCTGATAACGCACTGCGTATGGCGTTCTTGGAGGGAGAGAGGAATTTGGGTATTGGCCTGCTCAATGACGTGATGAGGTTCTGCCCCGACGAATTTATCCTAGCAATGAGGGAAGCAAATGAGCGATACACACATGGCACCGTCCCCGGTGGAGCCCCCGCAGCCGAATACTCCGGAGGCGAGGACGGTAACGGGCGAGCTGAAACCGAATACGAGTTTGACTTCGACGCCGACGCCAGTGGACGGGAAAACTGACGGCGAGAAGAAGCCCGAGGATCTGACACTTGCGACGAAGAAGGAGGCCGGAGCCGTACCGGATCACTACGAGTTCAAGGTTCCAGATGGCTACGAGCTTCCAAAGGAAGTTGTTGAAAAGGTGACACCGATCTTCAAGGATATGAAGCTGACTGGTGAACAGGCGCAGAAGATGCTCGACCTGCACCATGAACTGGTGAAGGAAAGCCAAGAGGCGCCGTACAAGCAGTACGAGACTATGCGGGATAACTGGCGGAAAGAGGTTATTGCGGATCGGCAGCTGGGCAACGGCCGCGATGACCTCTCTGACAGCACGAAACAGAACATCAACGCCGCATTCAACGCTATCGGCGACAACCGCCTCGTGGAAGAGTTCAAGCAGGCGATGAATATGACAGGGGTCGGAGATAATCCGGCTTTCCTGCGCGCCTTCGCGGCGCTTGGTAGTCATTTCAAGGAGGGGACCCAAGTTAATGGGAAGGGTCCGTCTCCTGAGGGCCAGCGCGGCCCAAGCAGCAAGCCGCCAACGGTGGCTAATGCTATGTACCCCAATCTACCTTCGTCATCCTAGCCGCAGAGTCGGATGAAAGGCTAAACCGCCTAGATAGGAGCATGAAGTGAGATGATCCTCCAACCAACAGGAGCCTTAAATGGCAACCATCGGCTCGACCGCATTAACCTATGCGGATTGGGCGAAAAGACTCGATGATGGCTACCATGTTGCCAGTATCATCGAACTTCTCTCCCAAACGAACGAAATCCTCGACGATATGCTCGTCGTTGAGGGGAACCTACCGACGGGACATAAGACCACGGTCCGCACTGGCCTTCCGCAAGCCACTTGGCGCTTGCTGAACCAAGGCGTGCCGAACGCTAAGTCCACGACCGCCCAGATCGTCGATACTTGCGGCAATCTTGAGACCTACGCAGTTATCGACAAGGACATCGCTGATCTTAACGGGAACACTGCTGAGTTTAGACTGTCCGAGGTCAAAGCATTCCTCGAGGGAATGTCTCAACAGGTTGCTGCCACACTGATCTACGGAAACCAGTTCACGAATCCTGAACGGTTCACTGGACTGGCCCCACGGTACAGCACTAAGACCACAGCAGCATCTCAGACTGCGAATAACGTGCTGGACGGCTCCGGTACACTCAGCACCAACACCTCTATCTGGATCGTTTGCTGGGGGTCGGATACTCTCCACGCAACCTTCCCCAAGGGGAAGATCACGGGCCTCCAACACCGTGATATGGGAGAGTGGCCGGTGGCGGATACGGCTGGCAACACCTATCAGGCCTACCGCGATCACTTTAAGTGGGAAATCGGGTTAGTGCTGAGGGATTGGCGCTATGTCGTTCGAGTGGCGAATGTTGACGTTACACAGCTATCTGGTGTGTCAGCAGCAAACCTTATCAATCTCCTGGTCCGTGGCCTGTATCGTCTACCCACGGCACCAGCCTCGGCTACGACAATCCAGACCTCTGACACGCCGGAGATCCGGGCCGATATGGGACGGACGGTCATCTACTGCAACCGCGTCATCCGTACCTACCTCGATCTTCAGGCGATGAACAAAACCAACGTGCTGCTCCGGCTGGAGGAGTTCGATGGCAAAGCCGTCACGACCTTCCGTGGCATTCCAGTCAGGACCTGTGATGCGATCCTGAACAACGAACCTCAAGTGACCTGAAGGAGGGCCACAATGATCCTCGACAATGCACTTATGTTCACTGGCACGTCTAACGGCGCGACAGCTGGCATCACTTGGGTCGGTGGGACGAACACAGATCGGCCCACCAATGGGGCACAAGACGCCTCTAACATCATCGACCTAGGTCTTATCAATGGCGTCCCTGCCTCCGCTGCTGGCGGCGGCGGTGCTCGTGATATCGGTATAGGCGATGACCCGGCGATGAAGTTGCTGGTGGTCTGCACTGTTCCACTGGCAGGTGGCACTAACATCTACTGCCAACTTCAAGGCGCCCCTGATGCTGGTAGCAACACCCCCGGCTCTTGGACGGTGATGTGGACAGGACCGACTATCCTGACAGCCGCTGCAGTGGCCGGTGCCTACCTCGCCAATGTGGATGTTCCTCGAACGATCGCTGGTCAGCCATTACCTCGGTACCTGAAGCTGACCTTCAATACCTCTGGAACCTTCACCTGGACAGGCCCACAGGCTGCTGGCGGTGTCGAAGCCGCGATCGTTCTGGATCGGTTCGATCAGATCGTTGGTACATCGGCGCCTGCTGGATCGCTCGGTGGATATCCTCCGGGTATCGTTATCGCGAACTGAGGTGTGGCATGAGAAAGCTACTTCTCGCTGGAGGGGCCTTGGGGCTCCTCATCGGCTGGGCGATTGCACAACCTGTATCGCTCAACCAGCTATCAGGGAATGAGTGTTGGTCCGTTGGGCAAGGCCCCGGCGGTCCATCATCGTTCCTCTGCATCAATGTTGCCAGAGGCGGGACAGCCAACCTAGCAACCACCGTCACTGGTAACATGACCATCGGCGCTCCTCTTCTTGCTGGTGGAAACCTTCTCGTAACGGCCCAGCCTTCGGCCGCTACTGTCACCTTGCCCCCAAGTCCTATTCCTGATGGGGCAATCGTAGGGTACTGCAACGTGACTGGTGCGGCGTTCACTACAGCTGTGGTGACGTTCGCTGCCAACGCGAACCAGACCTTAGCACAAGCTGCAACTCTGACGACGCTGGCCGCGGGCACCTGCGCCCGTGAGCAGTGGAATCAGGCTGCTGCAACTTGGTATAGGGTGCAATAATGAGAAAGCTAGCGCTCTCACTAATCATGCTGTGCTCAACCTCGGTGGGGGCGCTGGCACAAGGCTCCGTTAGTTCCTCTAAATGGTTCAGGGTGCGATAATGAAAAAACTAGCTCTCTTTCTTCTGCTGCTCGCCCTTCCATCGGGGGCGCTGGCCCAAGGCGGGTCCACAGTTGGACCGACTAACCAGATTGCCTGCAATAAGATAGCCTCTGCGAACGTCGCCAGCGCCACTACAACCTCGCTAGCCGCTGGCGTCGCGGGACAGGCCATCTCGGTGTGCGGCTGGCACGTTACATCGACACAATCTACCGCTAACACGTTCCAGCTCGAGCAAGGCACGCAGGGCGGTCCATGCACCACTCCAACCACGTTCACACCACCCTTCGTTGTTACTTCGACGGCACCTTCCGCGAACAACAACGCCGCAGCCTTCTATTCGCTGCCATCTGGGGCACAGCTTTGCGTTGTTACGACTGGTGCAACTGTCGGCACTGCTATTATGGTTTTCTACTCTCAGTTCTAGGAGGAACACATGAGATGGAGATTGATGCAGCCTCACTATCTTAAAGTCCCGGACACTGAGTGGGAATATAAGGAAGTGGACCGCGCCTCTGGTAAACAGGGCCGGAAAGTGTTTCAGGTCCCTCGACTTCTCGATCCTCGAGACCCTTCTGACTGTAATTATCCCGGCGAGATCGTAGTTTGCCATGCTGGGAAGGGTCAGCGGCAAGATATCATCTTTGATGGCTTTCCGACGCCTGATATGGAGCCGCTTGACGACGAAGCTCGAAAACTGTCGGCTACCTTCGAGAAAAGGTGGCAGCATCCGATCGACAGCCTCCCCGGAAACTTCTCGGCCTCGCTGATCGCGGCTTTCGAGCAACAAATGGCCGAAACTATCTCTAGCGGGGCTAAAGCTGTCCCGAACGTAAGCAAATCGGAGATTGACGAGCTGAAGGCCCAAGTTAAAGCACTTATGGACTCGAACGCTGCCCTTGCCGCAAAGATAGCTGAAAAAAGGGTATAGCTATGACGTGGACTGGAGATATTACCGCGCCAGCTGGCCAAGACGCCGAGTTCCCCAATTCCGTCAAGGTATATATGGGGCCGTCAATCGGTTGGGTCTTTGAGTCCTTGACTGGTGTACCAGTGAACACAGCTTCGAATGTTGTGTTCACTCCCGGTGGTACGATCTCGTCTAATAACGTCCAAGCCGCCTTGCTCGAACTTTCTAGCGAGTCTGTTCCGACTACAAGGGTCATCCAGACAGCGGGTCTGTTGACTGGTAGCCAAAACCTGGCAACAGACCCAACACTGACTGTAAATGTGGCTAGCCAAGCCGACGCAACGGCGGGGATCAGGAACGACATTGCAATGACTCCGCTGCGCGTCTATCAGTCTATTGTTGCAAACGCACCATCTGGTGGTGGCTTCGTTAACGAGGCACCAAGCGATGGCACGGCCTACGGTCGGAAGAATGCAGCATGGACCCGTGTAGTCCAGCTCACCGGCGATACGATGACCGGCAACCTAGGCGTTGGTGGGGATGTGAATGTTGGGGGCAACATCTTCGCCCAAGGTGGTCAAATTTCCGTCGCCAACTCAACATCGAGCCTGCGCCTGATTACCTCTGGCGGCGCTAACTTTATCGAAAGCGGAAACGCAGCTTGGACCGCTTCTGCCGATTTGTATATCGCAGGCTACCAATCGAACGCTCTTGGTACGGCCCATATCCAAGCATATACCACCTCCGTTTGGGGCGACCTCAATGTGGGAGGGTATTTATATAGTGCCAGCTACATCGCTACTGGAGGCAATGTAATTGCCAGTAGCGAGGTGATCGCCGGTAACGGTAACTACAGTTATGGCGTTGGTGCGCTCTATTCCAATGGCTCAACTACCAACCCCGGCTATCTATTCCTTGGAAATATAACACACTCAGAGCGCGTCCGTCTCCTCGGAGATGATAGTCGCAAGTTTTATGTATCGTGCGACTCCGCTGCCACCTTCCCACTCACGGTCGTTACCCCTCAGGTAAGTGTCACACCAAGCACCGCCTCCACCACGCCCACGACCGGAGCGCTGGTCGTCACCGGCGGCGCTGGTGTTGGCGGGCAGTTGAGTGTTGGCGCTAACTTGTCGATAACTGGCATGGCGACAGGTCGTCTCGGCCTTCAAATAAATAACACTGTTAACGCATCGAGCGCTGTGGGTTGGGGCATTGCTAACACTCCCGTTATAAATGCCAGTGCGAATAATGATACGCTATTTGGAACGTATGTATCGGCAGCTTTTACTGCTGGCAGCTTCACTGGTACGACCTCTTACGAACTATACCTTTCTTCCACAAGTACCTGCGCAAACAAATGGGGTATCTATCAATCAACTACCTTCAGCAATTATCTCGCTGGTGCTCTTACCGTCAACCTTGCCCTCAGCACGAACAGCACACTTACTGCCACCGGCGTCTCCTCGTTTGGTTCAACAACACTTCCGTCAACCGGCGTCGTCAGGATAGCGTGGGACGCTAGCTTGCAGAACTGCATAGCGACTATGAGCAGCAACGACAGCTCCTATGGGGGTAACGTAGCGGTATTTTACAAATCTGGCGCGACCCTTTGCGGGTGGATCTCGCAGAATAATACACCAGGTATTACTTACAATTCGGCGTCTGACGCTCGGTGGAAAACGGACCAGCGGGAGTTCGATGGCATAGCTATTTTGGAGAAATTAAAGCCTTATAACTTCAAGTGGCGGACCACCGGCGATCGGGCTCACGGTATGTTCGCGCAGGAGGCTATGGAGGTTTACCCGGAAGCTGTTAATTATAGTCAGGCCGATGATGTGTACGGAATCGACTATTCAAGGTTTGTGCCAGTGTTAGTAAGCGCGCTTCAACAAGCGCTGAAACGCATAACAGCGCTCGAAGCTATGATGGGAGAGAAACATGCTTGAATCACTCGTGTTGGCGATTGTCTACATCATTATCGTAGGTATCATCTTTTGGCTGCTGAATTGGGCACTGTCACAGGTCCCGCTACCGGAGCCATTCAACAAGGTCGCTCATGTGCTGATCGTGCTGATCGCGTGTCTCCTTGTGATCTATATCCTGCTGGGCCTTATCGGGACTGTGCATGTTGGGAGGCTCTGATGCCAAGTACTAGTCCGAAGCAAGCACGAACGATGGCGGCTGCGGCTCACAATCCGAAGTTCGCTAAGAAGATGGGAATCCCTCGTGGGGTTGCCCGTGAGTTTAACCAAGCAGATGCCAAGACTGGCATTTTGAGAAGGAAGAAGAAAGGTGGCGGAGACCGAATCACCACCGCAGGATGAACTGCATAATCCAGCAGTTTATCTCGAGCGGATCGCTCGCGAGATAAAGATAATCCGCGAGATGATGAGTAAGGTTGTGAATTACATGGTAGACGCTGAAAGCGAAATCCCTGAGAAGATGCGGCGCTTCATCATGTATATGCACGACGTTCACGATGTTCTGAATATGTATCAAGAGATCGGGCAGGAACCGCCTCAGCATGTCAAGCGAGAGGCAGAACGCTGTGACGATCGGTATCGACAGATCTTGTACGAGATGCACACTGACGGTGGTGCGTTCGAGAAGGTTCGTCGAAATATGGCCAGTGACCCAGAGAACCGCTGGGACCACACACGGTTCTTGCCTAAGCGAAAGGAGAGTGATAATGAAGCAGGGAAGAGCAACGAGGGACGTAGCGGCTCCTAAGCAGCAGCCAGTCTCTCATGGCGTGAGTGTGACTCACGTCGCAGATATGGGTTGTATGCAGGGGAATCACGCTACCGGCGAGGGTCCATTCTACGTTCGCCATGAAACACTGTATCAGGGTCGCGAGGGGATCAAGGCCCCGCAGCCGACTGTAACGAGGCACCACTGCGGAAGTCAGGGGAGGCACTGATGGTTAAGGACGACGCAAAGGAACTCTGGTATCTCCTTGAACTTGTAGCTAAGACGGCCAACACGACCGGCCTTGCCAACATCCACGAGGTTCATGCTCGGGAACTTGCGAAGATCGAGAAGGAGTCCGCGAAAGAGGTAGAGAAACTGCGGGAGGAAGATAAGAAGGCGGCCGAGGAAGAGGCGAAGAAAAAAGTTGCTGAAGAAGAGAAAGCTAGGAGAGCCACTGCAACCCCTCCTCCGACGGCGGGGGCTCACTCGAGGTAAAAGTGAGAGGCGGGTGGTAAAGAGAGCTAAGATCAAGGTGAAACAAAGGAGAAGATAAATGGCGACAGTGCCCGTT